CTTGATCTGTTTTCTAACGACGAAGTAAACCTTGAAATTAAACCAGAGGGAGATGAGAAATGAAAAACCAAGCATTGCGCATGAGCCAAGCAGTAACCGAGTGTTTTGTGGCCACCGTGGACTGGAACAAGCAGAAGACCGAGGTGCTTTATGTGCCCCTCTGGGGTGGCAAGCGAGGATTCGTCGGCCCAGGCTACTGGAGCCCAGACAAAATTCACGCCGGGTTGGAGTCGCCACCGTTTAACTACAACACCCGCGTCTACACCAGGGAGGAGCTGATTGCCGCAGGCGCCAAGCCAAAGATGGAGTTCTTATGGACCCGGTGATTGACCAGTGCCTGATGACGGAGAAAGAGCTGACCGAGCTCATTCACTCCATCGGCAAGACCATGGACGGCCACAATGCGGGCACTTGCTCTTTGGCGCTATGTCATTGCTTGGCCGTGGTCATTCATCAGGCTAACGTGCCCCTGGAGCTCGTCACAGAGACCTTGAAGAAATACGTCGAGATAGGAGAAAAAGATGAGACCGCCCATTAGAGCCGGAGACCTCGTGACCAGAGAAGAGTGGATTCGCATACGCTTGCGTAGTAAAATCGAGCGTGAGGAGCCACTGCCATTGCAGGTGGCCGCTCTGGTAGCGGGGATAGCGTTTGCAGTAGGTATCGCATTCATATAAACCGAGGAGGTTACCGTTTCGATTTCCCCCGGGCCCGGCGAGAGTCGGTTGTTTCGATAACAAGTACCCGGGGGGCCTACAAGCCTGGGCATTGGGCTAACACCATGCGGACGGCACCTCCCTCGTCTCCGCGGTCTAAATGCCCAGCCTTGTGGGTAGTACAACCAGCAGTTACACTGAAAACCCACAGACAATCGGACGATTAAGGTAATGCCTGAAAAACGAAAAGCCAAAACCGCCAATTCTCGGCCAATGGGTAGACCATCAATTTATTCCCCAGAGATGGCAGCAGCTCTCTGTGCTCGTATCGCAGAAGGCGAATCTCTAAGATCCATTTGCAAGAATGCAGACATGCCAGGAATGGTGACAGTCTTCTCGTGGCTAGGAGACCCCCGCTACGAAGACTTTCGGAAGCAATACGAATCCGCAAGGCAGGTGGGGCTTGAATCCTGGGCAGATGAAATCCTGGATATTGCTGATGAACCGGTCGGATCGACAACAACGGGCGCAACAGATAGCGGTGCCGTCCAGAAGCAGAGATTACGGGTAGACAGCAGGAAATGGCTACTCTCAAAGCTGGTGCCCAAGAAGTACGGGGAGAGGACGACCATCACCGGTGACGCGGATAACCCGCTGCACACGGAGACGACCATTAAGGCGAACGAGCTCTTTACCAGCATCTTGCAGAACATGGAGCTCAAGAAGCAGCAGGCGTCGAATGAACCCTAGCGACGAGATCATGGGAATGATGGCCCGCCACCTCGAAGGGAAGGGTTACGACGCCGTCAGAATTATCAGGCACACCATCATGGCTGAACGTACGCGCTGCCTGCAGATCGCTACCCTGCCCAACATGGCCGTGAAAGACATTGTGCGTGCCATAAAGTCTGGGGAATGGATCAAGACGGATAATGAATGAAGTTGCGGAGCTCCTGGCTGACCCTGAAGTCCAGGCGCAATTCGCGCTACTCAAGCCAGAAGACCAAGCCGCCTGGGCGTGGCGAGCTCAATGGCTATCAAAAGCTCATAAGCATCAGATCCTCCCTCTGGGCGATTGGTGGACTATCTGGCTACTACTGGCTGGCCGGGGGGCGGGCAAGACGCGCACTGCTGCGGAGCAGGTCGGCTGGTGGGCCTGGACCGAGCCCGGTACACGTTGGCTGGTTGGTGCCCCGACATCGTCTGACGTTCGAGCCACATGTTTTGAGGGCGACTCGGGCCTTCTTTCGGTCATTCCTGCCATTCTGATCGAGGACTATAACCGGGCCTTCCACGAGCTCAAGCTCACTAACGGCAGCCTGATTAAGGGCATTCCGGCCTCGGAGCCCGAGCGCTTCCGGGGGCCACAGTTCCATGGTGCGTGGCTCGACGAGCTGGCCGCCTGGGAGTACCTCCAGGAAGCCTGGGACCAGATCATGTTCGGCGTGCGCTTGGGCAAGAAGACCCGGATCGTGGCCACCACGACGCCCAAGCCTAAAGACCTGATCATCGAGCTCGTGGGGCGGGACGGAGACGACGTGGCGGTCACCACGGCCTCCACCTATGAGAACCTTGCCAACCTTGCGCCATCCTTCCAGAAGCAGATCCTGCAGTATGAGGGCACCAAGCTCGGCCGCCAGGAGATTTACGCTGAGATCATCGACCCCGAAGAGGGCGGCATTGTGCAGCGCGATATGTTCCGACTGTGGGATAAGGACAAACCTTTCCCCAAGTTCGAGTACGTTGTTCAGAGCTACGACTGCGCATACACCGAGAAGACGATCAACGATCCGACCGCCTGCACGGTCTGGGGCATATTCAAGCCCGAGGACGGGCCCATGAGCGTGATGCTGATAGACGCATGGCAGGACCGGCTGCAGTATCCAGACCTGCGGCCCAAGGTCATTGAAGAGTACGACACCGTGTTCGGTGAGGACCGGGAGAAGAAGCGGGTGGACCTGATCCTGGTCGAGGACAAGAGCGCCGGTATCAGCCTGATTCAGGATCTGCAGCGGGCCCACCTGCCGGTCAGGGCGTACAACCCCGGCAAGGCGGACAAGGTCCAGCGCCTGAACATCGTGGCCAACATCATTGCCCGAGGGCGGGTCTGGATACCCGAGAGCAACACTCGGCCAGGATATGTCCGAGACTGGGCGGAAGGGTTCGTCAGTCAGATCTGCTCATTCCCTGAGACCACCCATGATGACTTCGTGGACTCGTGCACCCAGGCGCTGAGGTTTCTGCGGGACTCTGGGTGGCTGGAGATCGATCCACCACCGCGTGATGACTGGGATGACGACGACTACGCCGAGGACGGCAAGCCTAGACGGGTAAACCCATACGCGGTCTAGATGTATAATGTCTTATGGAACTCACACAAAACCAGCTCAAGGCAGTTCTTTATTACGACCCAGATACCGGCCTCTTTCGACGAATTTGTGGCAAGGGATCGCACTCGGGCGTGGTTGGAACAATCCCTCAATCACAACGCCATGCGTATCTAAAAATTGGCGTGGGCCGAAAGATTTATAGCGCCCATCGATTAGCGTGGCTTTATATGACCGGCTCATTCCCTTTGGGCCAAGTTGACCATATTAATGGCGATAAGCTCGACAATCGATTTGCAAACCTAAGGGTAGCCACAACATCGCAAAACAAGCAAAATACCCGCAAAGCTAGGAAAGACAGCAGGTCTGGATTGTTGGGTGCCACTTGGCACAGTCAATCAAAAAAATGGCGGGCTGCCATTCAGATTGACGGCAAAAAGAAGCATTTGGGGTACTTCGACACGCCGGAGGAGGCGCATCGTGTATTCATTGAGCACAAGAGGCGATATCATGCCTTCTGTACCATTTAAATGGCGGACGCGCTATGTTTACTGAAGACGAGATCTGGTATGGAGGTGGAGCCCTAGGAGCGCTACCAGACACGAGAGTGGTCCCCAAGAAGTTCGAGGCGCCACCAGCCTACGGCACCAAGCGCAACCCCCTAGCAGCCGCCCTATCACAAGGCATGGCGGACGCAGAGCGCCGACGCGCTCAGGAAGGGCGAGAAGAGATCCGCAGCGGCCTTTCAGTTCTGGACAAGGCCAAGGGAGCCCTGGAGGGCACGGCCATGCTGGGCACCGCAATACCCGCGGCCATGATCGCCCCATTCGCCAAGGAGTTCACCGGGACGCCGGAGGACGAGTTCACCAGCAAGTACATGTACATGCCCAAGAGCGAGGCGGGCTTGCTGTTTGCAGAGGAGCGTGGCGAGCAGCTCGGTTCGGCTCTTGAGGCAGCCGGAGAAACGCCACTCGGCCAAGCCCTGGGGAAGATTGTCGAGAAGGTGCCGGTCTACACGCCACTGCTGGGTGCCCCGGCACAGGCGGCTGGCCGCATAAGCAAGGCGACCAAGAAGGTAACAGACACGGCCCAAGAGCTTACGCGTGAAGGCCAAGACATTCTGAGGAAAGGTAATGACTATGAAACAATCCAAGAGGGACCCTTCTACCGCGTCCGCCCAGCTTCTCAAAGATCTGGACAAGCGGTTAGAGGCAATAAGGAAGAAGCAGGGACCGGTG